ATTCAGCCACCTTTTTTTGTATAACATTTATAGAGGCGTTCTTAGGAACGGATTTGAAAACCCAAGAAGCAAATTTTGATATTGGCCCAGCAGTTCCTTTTAGAGCTGACTGAATTCCTTTGAAACCTATTTTTTCAAGTTCACCTGTTACCAAACCAACAGATGCGGCATATATAGCCTTCTCTCCTTCGGTCATCTTTTCAGACCCCTCCATATTATCCAAAGCTTCTTTGGCTGCACCAAAAGTTGAAGTAAACATACTTCCTGTAGCCAATGGGACAATAGATCCTGTTACTCCAAGAGCAGCAGCAGCCCAATCGCTTTCTTTCGATATACGAGATGCGTACTCGGGGGTTGTTGATGTTTCTGCCTTACCAAAAACTCGATTTCTTTTTTCTGATAATGCTTTATTTAATTTCTTCTCATAAGCATCTTTTTCCCAATCTTTTATTTGGCCAAATGCTGCTAAGTTTTCTGTTAATATACGTGAACCTATGGTATCATAAGTATTAACAATTCCTTTAATTGATTCGACAATACTATTCCATGCAGCCCCACCAAATGATCCTTGGTGAGCTTTATCGTATGCTAATACTCCTACATTTTTATTTAAGCGTGCTTGATCAGCCTCCGTCCTCCTTGCAAGTTCAGTGATTTTAACACCATCAAAAGATGTTAATTCTTGCTGTTTTTGTAATTCAGCTTGTGCTTGAGCAGCCTCTTGAGGCGAAATAGAACCAGTCTGAATAAGACCATTTAGGTTTTCTATCTCCTTATTTAAAGCATCCTGTTTTGCCTTATAATCCTTACTCATCTTAGCTAAATCATTAGCAGATGTAGTAATGTTTTTTGACAAATCTTCAATCTTAACATCCTCATATAACTGACCTTGCCAATCCTTTTTAGATGGGTCAAAGTAGTTTATGTTAAACTTAGCTGGGTCTTTTAATATTAACCCTTGACTTTCGCCAGGCTTAGGTTTACTTTCTTTGCTGACTTTTGAAGCAGATTCCAAAATAAGTTTCTTCCCCAAGTCTTTTGACCCCAATGTAGATGGAGCAGCTGGCAAAGTGGATTTCGATACCGTAGGTTCTTTTTTTTTTAAAGATACCTCGGAAACTTCAGTCTTTTTTGTTGACTTTGGTTTTACTGATATTGCTCCAGATAAATCGATTTCTTCTCCTGTTGCATTTTTAATTGCACCTGATAAATTTATTCCTTGATCTTCTGTATTATTTTCCATACTGCCATCTTATTTTCTTGTCCTTATTCTGATCCATTATAAACTTCTTAAGTTCTGCTTCTGTTTTTGTAGGATTATTTTTTTTAAGAACCGAAACGTCTACATATAAAACTTCTTTAGGTGTCTCACTTGTATTCTTACCAGCTCTCTTGAACATCTGCTCTTTACCTGCATTGGCAATTGATAAGTAATCCTCTTTATTTTCTTGAGCTAACTCAGAGTATTCATTGGCACCCACATTAGGGTCTAATCCATTTCTCCAAGAATATATAGATTCACCATTAGGGAATTCTTGAATTACAGTAGCTTTAGAAGGACGTTTTTCAGCCCCAACTGTTGCTCTAATACCGAGACCTCCTTCAGGCAAGTTAACTATTGTTACATTTTTATATCCAGCTTTTTTGGCTAAGTTTTCTAACTTGGCTTTAAATCCTGGAGTTCTATTGAATATAGCATCAGAATCTTCTTTTGATTCGATTTGACGTACTCTTTTCTTAGCCTCTACTACATCCATTCTTGGGATATCCTTTGGTTCTTTTGGAGTAGCAATAACAATATTAGGATTCTTTCTTTCAGTTGTTTTAAATGAAACAGTGGCTTGTATTTTATCTTCCGCTAACTTGTCAGCAGCTTTCTTCATCTCCTCTGTTATGATAGGTTTAGGATAACCACCTTCATCTTTGCCTAATTTAATTAATTTATCTTCGGCGAAACCATCTTCTAATAATTGTTTTTTCTCTTTCTCGTCAGTGTAAATCTGATAACTAGGGTCTTCCGAAGTTAAAAACTTAGCAGTACTAAAAGGTGTTGCTGTAAGATTGTTAATAAACTTCTTTTTCTCTGGTTCAAAAGATGGATTGTTTATAATAGAAACAGTATCAATCTTAGTTAATGGTCCACCTTTTACAGTAGATTCCCATTCACCAACTCTATTAGTAGCAAAGTCAGTAAAAAGTTTATTGTAGTCCACTTTCTTGGATACAAATCTATTATAATCGGTATATACCTCTGGATCCATCACAACAACTTCTCCTGTTGATGGATCTTCTTTATAGAAAACAATTTTCTCGTCGTTTGCTATCTTAGCATTTACACCATTTAAATCACCACCTTGCGCATAAACCTTAGCCATTGCTTCTCCAAGTGGATCTAAATCTTGACTAGCACTCAGTTTTAATATCTCTTGATATCCTTTACCGTAATCAGCATATACCTGTCTTAGATTACCAACATTACGAGCTAAAGATTGAGCCTTTTGGGTATATGCATATGAATTACTTCTATCTGCTTTAGCCATTCTTCCCAATTGAGCTGCCGTATTAGCAGCCTCATATACAGCTTGAGAACTTAATCTTTGTAAATTTTGAGAGCCTGTACTAGAAATCTCTTTATTTATTTGATCCTGTATTTTTTCGTTACTTTTATCAATCAACAAGTCTTCTTTCTCTTGTTGCTTCTCAAGTGCTAATTGTTTTTTCTCATCATATTCAGCCTTTTTTTCCTGTATAGAAATAAGATTGGAAACTAATCCAGTTCCTATTTTACCAAAATCAATTGGTTGAGATGCCACATATCCTGCGTATTCTGCCATAATTATGATCCTATTTTAGAGTATGGATTTGCATAGTATCCCGTTATACCACTTGGTATATCAAAATTCATCGGAGTTGTTTTCAACTGGTTTGAATAATCTTTTACTGATTGACCAAAAGCTGTATCACCCAAAGTACCTTTATTGCCATAAATATCTTTGTATGCTGCTAACGTAGCTACATCGGATGCCCCTTGTGCTAAACCTCCGATGCCTGCAGCAATATTACTAGCACCTTCTGCAGCAGCAACCTGTGCTCCTTGTAATCTACTTTGTGCTAAACCAGCTTCTCTATTAACTCTGTTAGATTCTATTTGCTGAGCATTTTGAGCTCTTGCTAAATCACGAGCATATTGCGCCTCTTGTGCTTGCGCAGCCAATTGTAAATCTTCTGCTTGAGCTTGTTGATTTGCCGCAGTTAAACCACCCAATACAGTAGCTGCACCACCTTGTTGTAAAGCTTGTATGTTACCCGCTTGTCTTGCTTGTAAATTCTGTTGAGCTAATTCAAGACCTAAAGTAGGCACTTTTAATTCGTTGAATTTATTACCTTCTTGAATAGAAGCGTATTGTTGCGCAGCTTGCGCTGCAGCATTACTTGCGTCTGACTTAGCCCGTGCTCCTTGGTATATTTGATACCCAGACCCTAAGGCTGATATTCCTAAACCTATAGCGGCAGCTGTTCCTATTGCCATATTATAATAATTTTATCATTTCGGTACACCCATCTTGCGTTTTATTAAATCCGCAATTTTCATATTTATCTATCAAACTTTTATTCCGTAATACAGTCCAAACCGCTTTGTGGCCAGACTCCTTACAGGCAATAGATATGGACTCAATTAAAAACTCAATTGCATCCTTTCTGTCTTTCTCTTTATATTCAAAATTTGATATAATGAACTCACAAAATGCAATACCTGAATTAGTAAAATAAGCAAAGCCTGCACATATATTAACATCTCCCTTGGAAACCATAAATCCACCTAATCCGTTATTAGGTAACATTTCCTTAGCAGGTGCTTGCCATCTCCAGTCTTTCCACCAATTTACTAATATATTATCGTAGTCACTTTCGTTTAGTAACCTTATATTAAATTCCATTATACAAATATAATTAAATTATCAAGGATAACTCTTGAATACATCAGAAGTTACCATAAACATTTCTGTGTAATCTGTATCGTTATTTGTAAACTCTACACTTAAATATGTTCCTCTTGTTGGGCTAGACTCAGCTACTGGGCTCTTCTCATAAAGAATAAAGCTACCATTTGTTGGTGCTGTGCCAGTCACACTCACGGTTACTGTATTCGCATTATGTGCGGTGATTGGTCCAATTAACGTAAGAACCCCTGCGTTAACCCAATAAAGAATATCTCCGGTACTAATTATGTCACCTATGTTAAACGCAAACGTAAGAACATTAGCTGCATAAGTAGTTACGTTCCCTATACCTTGAACAGATGTCATTGAAACATCATTATGTGTTTCATCTAATCTTCTAATATAGGCATACCAAGTACCCTCTTTTAATTCATACCAATCAGCATCAATTGATCCACTGCCCTGGTCAGATAATATAGCCGTATCCCAAGCAGTAGTTGAGTTGGTAGCTATGGTTTTGAATGACTTTGTCTGAGATGGTTCGTTATTGAATACGGTTGTTATTTTAGATGGATACAGCACACCATAATAACTATTTCTAGTTGTATTAGAGTTGTGCTTATATAAGTTACCGTTCTTAAATGTGTACAAATAATTATTCATAGACACCATCCACTCAGGTAAATATGAGTGGTATGATGTCCATCCTGATAATCTTGGAGAATATGTTATTGTATAGTTAGCCATATGATTACAAATTTACTTATTTTAATATTACGGACAACTATAGAATGAGGTTATTTGAATTGACCCATTATATCCCGGAGGTACTGTACTTTGTGTTAACGTAGCTCCTGTATAAGTATAGAATGTTTCAGTTGGGTATGGCAATACATATCTTCTTCCTACAGATCCTGGAACTATAGTCGTGTACGCATATCCTGTTCCCGGAGAACATTCTGACAATTCATAATAGGTAGTTAATGTTTCACAACCCGTTTCTCCTGTGGGAGTAATTGCCAATAATGTACCACCTGGATTGTACTCTATTTGTCCTGTAATAACATAAGTATTACCTCCTGATGTAACTCTATCATCTATAGCAAATGTTCCCGGAGAATAACTCTGTGAATTAGCAATAGAACTATCAAAGCAATTAAATAATTGATACCAATAAGCCAAAGGAGTAGGACATCCTTGTAATCCAGTAGAGTTGATTTCAATTAATGATCCAACAGGCTCCGAGTGAAGTATGTCAATTATATTAAATGTCGAGTCTCCGTAAGTTACACGATCATTCAATTCAAATGTTCCTGCTTCATATTGAATACTATATGATATGTCAGTTGTATCACAATTCAGTAACTTATACCAATCATATAAGACTGTTTGTGAAATATTTAATACCACATCATCAGCACAACTACTTATAGTGATATCTAAATCCCTAGGTGTTGTTATATTTTCTGTAACTGTAACTGTAATTAGTTCATTATTAGAACCAAATCTATCGCTTAGAGTTACCCATGTATTAGATGGTACCGTTATTTCCCAATCAGAATTTGACTCAATATAAAACGTTTTGCTTTGAGCTAATCCATCAAAAGATAAAGATGTAGGTGTTACAGATAGTGAACATGTTTTTACTTTTCTATCATTATCTACAGCTAAAACATAATGTTCAAAATATGGATCAAACATACCTAGCTTGACTGTATTAGTATCTAAGTTTGCTTTAAACCAGTTCTTCATTCCTTGAGAAGATATTTCAAATAACCCATTAGGTTGTAATGCCATAACAGCACCACGTCTAGCGTCAGTGAAGAATAAATCATTTCCCCACTTAGTAAAGCTTTCTGGATTCAAACTAATACCATATTCGCCTTCATAAGAAATTTGAGTTCCCAATACCTCAGGTATAGATGCAACTACGCCTCCTCCTGTTGAGTCACTCAATAAGTTCTTCCCATAAAGCACTTTAGATATCTTGTTTTCTTGAAGAACAACTAAGTCAGTATCGCGAGAAAATAACTTCTGAATGGAACCAAAGAATCTATCTAAGTATTTGAAATTACCAAGAGATAAATTAAACTCATTCAATCTATTAATAGCAGATGTCTGAGTATAAATACCACTGTAAGTTAATGCTTGTACTAAATCTTGTTGCTCATATCCTTCGATAGTTGAGTTAGCGCGAGGACTAAACTGCATAGTTGCAGAGTTAAAGTCATCTCTAATCCTAAAACTTTCAACCCCATTACCAAATGTAAAAGCATTAAAGTCTGAATTAAAATCAAGCGTATTTAAGTCTATTATCGCCGGAGCACCCAATGCAATGTCCTGATTGTCAACATTTCCATAGTGATTGCCATCGATAATAGGATACGTTTGTGAAAGCTCATAGTATATATCTTGGTTGGTGTCAGTTGGAACTGTTTCAAATAAAGATGGCTTTTCAGATTGCTGAAGAGTCAATACAGTATCTGTTGCAGGATTAGTACCCCCTTGTGCTGTAAACATATACATATACACAGGGTAAGCTAATGTAGTCGAACTTATAACACTTCCTTGGTCAATTGTACCAGGTCTTGCGGTAGATATAATATAACCTCTTCTGAAGGTAATAAGTTTAGGTCCAATACTTTGGTTTGCATCATCTAGTTGAGACCATTTTTGATATGCAGAATCCTCAATAAACCATTCTTCTATATTAACATAGTCTTTCGTAGAAATAAATGTTTGACTTATCCATTGGTCAGTTCCATTTGTTTCCTTGTACTTAAATGTCAATACAGCACCAGCTTTAATTGGTCTATCTTCATCATTGCTTGGACTAACACTCCAATTGTCAAATGTAAAGAAAGTTGGAGTTGTAAGTGCATAGAATGCTGGATCAGGACCATAGGTAAATCCACCAAAAATATTCTTGCCTAAATCACTTCTACAGTTAACAACCCAATAGTCGTCTAATCTATGCCCTGTGTTTGCAGCAAAATTAATATCACAACTTTGTCCAGAATATGTTAGTGTTTGGTCTACACCAGCTGTTATAGCTTGGTTACTAGCAACAAGAACTTTATATGCACCATCATAGGTAGCATAATATTTAAATGTATCTGTTGCACCTACACTGTCTATTTGTACATAGAATCTAATATCATTCGTGCCAGTAAATACATTTGAATTACCGGTTGTCATATTATTTAATCCGCGACCATAAAATATAGCATTCTCTGCAACATCAAATCTAAAGTCAACTGGAGCTAATGTACTTAAACCTCCCGCATTAGAATCTGTATAATAAGTTACAGGAGGAAGAACAGTATCTTCTATTTTTATCTTAAAGTATATACCAGCTGGTTGATCAACATTTGAGGTATTTAAGAAGTTGGCCGACTTTGATTGAATATCCAATATCTTATATTGAACATTAGTATTAGATGATTCTCCCTTTAAATAAACATAAGACCCAACAGATATTTTATCCTGGTCTGCTTGGTTAATTAAGAACCACTTAAACTGACCATCTTTAAAATAAGTTAGTGGGAATACATTGTAATACTCCTGCTTATCCTGTTTAATCATAAAGCGATAATGTGTAGCAAAAGATGGTGGTTGATATGTACCATCAATAGTCACACGTATATTATTTGCATTTATAGCGTTAGCGGGAGGTATGTAAATTGTGTTGGTATTATCTGTTGGCGTAATTACAGTAGTTGTTCTACCGTAATCATCCAAATAAACTATACCAATCTCATAATCTCTATTGCTTTTAAATGTAGGAGTAGGTGTTCCGTTTACTACAGAATTAGCTAGTAATGATACAGAGAAGTTTGGGTTGATTGGTTCTTTATTATCTTTTAACAAATCAAAAAACTGAGTATAATTACCATACACCAATCGACTACCAATAAGTTCTTGAGACTTTGCCTTAATAGGAACGTTGTCAAACAATCTATTTACCTGTTCAATTGGAAGTATTGTAAATACCTTATTGTTTTTAAATTGAAATGAATATTCAGTATTATCACTATATCCATTTGCTTCTTTAATCAAATTATCAATTACATATGTATTAGTGCTTTTAGTGTCCCTAAAAACCAATTGAATCTCTTTTACGGTTTTAGGTCCTGAATTAAAAGTAATATCAGCGGTATTATATCTATTTACCATTGATACGTTTTCAGACACACCATAATCATACGCATACTCTTTAGGGAAGAATGCTACAGGAGAGAATGGAGATAAAGCACTATACTCATTGTCTAAGTACTTATATCTGTAAGAAAAATAAAGAAATTTATTCTCTAAGTTGTTAGCTTCACCTAAAGTGTACAAATTGATTGTAGGTGCTGATAATGGAGGTGCTAAAATGACATTAATGTCAGCCTCAGTAAATCCATTTACAGCATAATTCTTTGCCCGATCAATATTAATTCTACGTGGAGGATTTAGATTGTCAGTCCAAAAAAGCAAGCCGTTGATATAATTGATGCCTGTAACAAAGAACTCCTTGTTAAAGCCAAGCAATGAAGTCGTGGTAGGTGTTTTTGTCGCTTGAATAACAGGAGTAAGCAAGTTAGTTGACTCATTGTACTCATAAATAGCATCCAAATAATCGGATGCTACTAGCCAATAAATAGAATTGTCTGCATCATAAGCAAGAGACCCAATACAAGTAGCATTAGTTAACTCTAAATCTCCTCCTTTTAAAATATTACCTAAATAGTTTTGAGCAACGCCATTATGTGATCCTTCTGCAGGAACAAAAGCTCCATCAGAATCACCTACAATAATATTAAGCGCATCTCTATATGCCCCATCAGGCAAGAAATGGGGGTCGAGGTCTTTATTCATGACCCCAGAAAGGAAATTTCTTTGAAGTTCTATCATTTACTTAATCCACTTAGATTGGCCTCTCATATTCATTAATAATCGACCTGGGTGTAAATTACTTAATCTAATCTTTGCGTTTCTCCAATTAGAAACTTTCTCTTTACGAGCTCTTGAAATAACATACTCAGGCTGATTTGCCTTTGTATTTAAAATAGCCCACTTAATATATGAGTAGATATATTCTTCTGCCAGCTTATTAATAGTAATTTGATTGTCGTCACCTGGATACAATCCATCAGAAATATACTCCAATACAACTGAACGACCAAATACGCCTGAACTAAAATTAATAACGCCTGCAGCCTTATCTACTCTAAATGTAGGGTTAACATTAGCAACCTCTGTATTAAGGCCATAGCGAGCACCGTAGCCATATGAGAAATACCATAAACCATCCACATACCATCCCCATTGATTATTAAATGGACATAACATATAATTCTCTCCATCTATACGAGATAAGTCTAACTTAGATGTACCCTGTAAAGCATTTCCTTGATCATCAAATAAAATTTGAAATTGATCATCTTGCAAGAATTCAGTAGAACTATTAGCCTGAACGTTTTCAGACATTGGGTATAGTAATCCACCATAGAACAAAGAAACACGAACATAGTTTACATAATCCGGAGGAAGAATAAACTTTAGATCGTGGCCCACATCTAGTTGCAATGCATTAATTTGGCGATTACCATCGTAATTCAGCTCCTGCACAGCTCTCTTAGCGTGAAACAATACCTTATATCTGTTGATATTATTCAACAAATCACCATCGTCAGTATACATTAAGATGAAGTTGTTTACAACATCTCCTAATGTTACGTTTTGATATGAGCCCCAATTGGCATCTGTGGGAGTTAACCCATCATTAGTGTAATATTTTTCCTGATTCATTATTGTTGCATTTGATCAGTGTATGCTTCCTCTGAACGTGCGGCTGATGTTACATCCATTTCTCTAATGCTAACTCCAGCGTATTCACAAATTTTAACTACTAATTTTGGAAAGTCAGATATAGCTAATTCAAAATCTTGATAGTCATTAGCTGACTGGTTAAACAATGGACTACCATTAACAACGGTATAAGTCCATTTAGGGTCTTGTGGATATCTAACGTAGTAGATATTAATATTATCTGTAATAGTATTAGGATAAACAGCTATTTGATTTCCTTGCATTACAT